GAACGAGATCTGCCCGATACGATTGGCCGCCAAGTCGATTTCAATGTCCTTGGCGCGGCCGCCGGCGAGCTTCAGTGCGGCCACAACGTCGGCATAAGGCACGATGACGTCGGCCGCCGGCTTGTCGGTCAGGCGAGCCACAAACATGCGGTGCCCGTCAGTCGTGACCATATGGCCCGACGTGCTGAGATGGATGCCGCGCAGATAGTAACGGCTTTCCTCAGATGAGGCGCATACAAGTGCGGCCTTGAGCAGATCGGTAGCGATGAGCATAGCGTCGTTTCCTTTCGGTTGAGGTTAGCGGAGTGGCTTTCGGCTGTTATCTAGAGGCTCATAATGGCATAGGTGCCGGCGTACATGGCGCCGGCGACAAGTGCCAGTTTGGCGAGCTGCAGGGTGAGGTACAGTGTATCGGTAAGCATGGCAGTAGCCTTTCATTAGACGGTGATTAGACGCTCAGTCCTCGAGCAGCTTGACGCCATAGCGCGCGGCGCCATCAGTGTTGTGGTATTTGACGACGATAGGATTATCCGCCGGGCAGATTTCGCCGGAGGCGTACAGGCTTTCAATCTCATCGTCGGCCGCGTCGCGCGTCGTGAAGCCGTAGCTGTACCAGTAGTGCTGGCGCGGTGACCATGGTGGCCGGTCCATGCTCGGGGAACGGGGGTCGCGCATTGTCGTTTCCTTTCTGTGTTGCGTTAAAGTCTAGTGAACGGCCGCGCGCGGCGGCCGTCTGCTAGGCTTTAGTAATGGTGACGCGAACCGAACCGGTTGAAGTCATCGACGTCGCAATCGACGTCGGCGCGCGTTTGGTGCAAGTCCGGCACATAGCGGCCGGGCATGTATGCGTCATCCAGGGCGTCAAACATAGCCTCAACGCGGCGCTCGATTGCGCTTTCGGTCATCTTGCCTGCCGCGTACTGCTCTTGCGCCCATGCGTCGATTGCCTTGGCGCGACGCTCGTATTCTTCATATGTCATTGTCGGTCCTTTCCGTGCTGCGTTTGGATTAGCGTCTAGTGAGCGGGCGCGCCGGGCGCCCGCCTGCTAGCCTCTATTCCCGGTCGGTTTTCTTGAACAACAACACCTTGCCGGCCCATTTGCCCTTGGTGATCTTGATGCTTTCGGCGTGTCCAAGATCGGCAACAATCACGCCCGTGATCTTTTGGCCGCTGCGCGTCGTGAAGCTGGTTTCCATGTCCGTGTTCCCTCGTTGATGTATTCACAATAGGCCGACTCTTGTGTGTATGTCAACAACTATTTTTTGTTGACAGGTGATGCGGCCTGGCTCATAGTTGTTCACATAACAACACGAAAGAGGAAAACGACAGTGATCACCAATGCAACCGAAATGCTCAAGGCTTTGAAGCGCGGCACATATTGCGGCGTCATCCTGTACCAAGGTCCGTCGCTGATTGACGGCGCGCCGATCGTCGTGATTGCCAATCGTATCGTTTCGGACAGTGACAACCAAAAGACCGGCGCGATGGTGCAGACGTTCATCATCCGCCAGGACATGCGGCCGCTGGATGCTGCGCGGCTTGGTTATGACTTCGCGATTTGTGGCCATTGCCCGCATCGGCCGACGAATGACGGCTCATGCTACGTCAATATTGGCCGTAGCGTCGAAAGCGTATATGGTGCCTATCTGCGCGGCCGGTACGCCATGCCTCACGTCGACTATGACGTTTCGCTTCTGCCTGAGTTGTTCGCCGGATCTGTGTTCCGTCTCGGCTCTTATGGCGACCCGGCCGCCGCGCCGTTCCGCGTTTGGGCTCATGCGACGCAGCACGTCCGCGCCCGCAACGGCTACACCCATCAATGGCGCGCCTTCCCGGCCTTCGCGAGCTTGTGCATGGCGTCGGCCGACAGTGAGGCCTACGCACTCGAGGCGCGCGCCGCGGGGTGGCGTACGTTCCGCGTTCGCGCCGCAACGGCGCCCGTGATGGCCGGCGCGGAAGTGATCTGCCCCGCGTCGGATGAGGCAGGCAAGCGCACGACGTGCGCCGATTGCCGCGCCTGCGGTGGCACGTCAGCCAAAGCGCGCGCGTCGATTACGATTATCGCGCACGGCACGACGGCAAAGCGGTTTGCGGCGGCCGCTTGACATAGCGCAACTGGACGTGCTACGGCTGTAGCCGTAGTTTAGAACGCCGGGCGAAAGCCCGGCGTTTTTGTTTTGGGGTGGCGTTGGGGTGGCTGCGGGGTACTGCATGGGGTGGCGCGACGGGGCGGGAAAGCTATATTTTATCGGCCTATGGGCAATATGGGCAGTTGTTTCTGTGATGTTTAATGAAGTTCCATATTATGGAATATAGTTGTACGGCGGGCGCTGCCACATTGTCGCCACATATGGAGCTGGAGCGATTAAAAAGGGCACTTTTAAACTGCCCATACTGCCCAAACTACCCCACAATTACCTAGCGTCAAGATATCCCGCGGCGCCTGGTGCCGACGCTCGAGCTGGTGCCGACGCTCGAGCTGGTGCTGGTGCCGACGCTCGAGCTGGTGCCGTCGGGCGCTGCCGTCGGGCGCTGCCGCTGCCTGGTGCAGCGTTGCCCATATCACCTAGGTATATGGCCACGGGCGTCACGCCGGCCGCTGCCGCACGACGTATTGATTGGCCCGCCAGTCAGCGCGAGCATTGATTGAACGTTCATTCAGTTTGCAGTGCAGCATTTTGTTGCGGTGCGGGAAAGGGAGGGGGGAGGGAGGGCCGAGCGCGGCTGCCGTTGCTGTGGCAAGGGGCCACAAACAAAATTTTTTATTCTCCGCAACACGCCTCCGTGGTACATTTCGCGCAGTCAATCGGAGACGTCTCATGCCTAAAGGTTCCCCGCCCAACATTATCCACGCAAAAACTTGGTCTGGTAAGGTACTTCCCGGACGGACCAAGGCGCAGCTCACCGCACGCACCAAAAACATGATGCGCGAAGCCGCGCCAAAAGATGGCGACGCCAAGATGCGCGCCACTAAGCGCAGCGTTCGCAGCGACGCCAGCGTCGCTCGGCTCAGAAAGATGAAAGCCCCTGCCGGCAAAGGCGGTCGGTGACCTTCCAATCCCTGCCCTACGATCCGCGTCCGCTGACCGCCACTGAGGCGCGTCTGGAGGCGATCTATGCCGCTGCCAAGCTGGGGCTCAAGGGCGACAGCTTGGCGTTGGCCGCCGGCATGACCCCGACCGAGTACCGCCGCCTCTGCCAGGCCGACCCCATCGCGGAGTACGCCGAGCAGAAGGGCCGCGCCGACGGCGAGCGCGAGATGGCCACCACGCTGTACGCCGCCGCCGCTGCGGGCGACAGCAAGGCGGCGACCGAGATGCTGCGCTACGCTCATGGCTGGGTGGCCAAGCAGGCCGTCGAGGTCACGGTCGAGCAGCGCATCAGCATCACCGCCGCGCTTGAGGAGGCGCAACGCCGCGTCATCGACCTGACCGCCGCCGAAACGGAACACATGGTGCTTGATGCAAACCCCGATCTATCGCGCTGAAGACGAGCAGTCCCTGATGGCGTCCTTGTGGGCGCCAAGTCTCAAGGACGACCCGTTGAAGTTCGTGCTGTACCTGTTCCCATGGGGGCAGCCCGGCACGCCGCTGGAACACTTCCAAGGTCCGCGCAAATGGCAGCGCGAGGTGCTGCGCGAGCTGACCGACCACATCAAGGCAAACGGCGGCAAGATCGATTATGATGTGTTCCGCATGGCCGTCTCGTCGGGCCGCGGTATTGGCAAGTCGGCTCTTGTTTCATGGCTGATCATCTGGATGCTGACCACTCGCATCGGGTCCAGCACCATCGTGTCCGCCAACTCCGAAACGCAGCTCCGGTCGATCACCTGGGCTGAGATCACCAAGTGGCTGGCGCTCAGTCTCAACAGCCACTGGTTCGAGGTGTCGGCCACCCGCGTCATGCCCGCCAAGTGGCTGGCCGAGCTGGTCGAGCGCGACTTGAAGAAGGGCACGCGCTACTGGGGCGTCGAAGGGCGGCTGTGGTCGGAAGAGAACCCGGACGCCTACGCCGGCGTTCACAACTTCGACGGCGTGCTGCTGGTGTTCGACGAGGCCAGCGGTATCGCGGACGCCATCTGGCAGGTGGCGGCAGGCTTCTTTACCGAAAATACGCCTAACCGTTTCTGGATGGCGTTCTCCAACCCCCGCCGCAACACGGGCTATTTCTACGAGGCGTTCAACGCCAAGCGGGATTTCTGGCGCAACAAGACCGTCGACGCCCGCACGGTCGAAGGAACCGACAAGGCAGTCTATGAGCAGATCATCCAGGAGTACGGGCCTGACAGCGTTCAAGCGCATGTTGAGGTCTACGGTGAGTTTCCCTCGGCTGGAGATGACCAGTTCATCCCAATCCATCTCGTCGACGACGCCATGGGCCGACCCCGCTATAAGGACACCTCGGCTCCGATTGTCCTCGGCGTGGACCCGGCCCGCTTTGGCGCCGACGCTACAGTTATCGCGGTACGGCAAGGCCGGGACATCGTGGCAATCAAGCGATACCGTGGTGACGACACCATGGAGGTCGTAGGCCGCGTCATCGAGGCCATGGAAGAGTACAACCCGACGCTGGTCGTGATCGACGAAGGCGGACTGGGCGCCGGGGTCGTCGACCGGCTCAAGGAGCAGCGGTACAAGGTCAAGGGGGTCAATTTTGGGTCCAAGAGCAGCAAGCCGGTCATGTACGGCAACAAGCGGGCCGAGATGTGGGGGGCTATGCGCGAATGGCTGAAGACCGCATCCATTCCGCCCGACCGGGTGCTGAAGACCGACCTGATCTCGCCGCTGATGAAGCCGGACAGCAAAGGCACCATATTTCTGGAAGGCAAGAAAGAGATGAAAGCCCGTGGGCTCGCAAGCCCCGACGCCGCGGACGCGATAGCCGTTACGTTCGCATTCCCCGTGGCCTCCAGAACCGCTCGCGTTGACAGGACGCCGCGTAAGGCATATGGTCAGTCCAGTATTTCAACCTCTTGGTTAGGATCGTAACGATGAGCAATACCAAACCGATTGGCGTAGCGTATGAAGACCAGGATATTGTCGGCGCGGACCTCGTGTACTCTGCCGGTGAACTTGGGTACACCGCTGCCGCGCAGGGCACCGTCACGCAGGCGACGAGCAAGTCCACGGCCGTCACGCTGAACAAGTCCGCGGGCCAGATCACGATGAACAACGCATCTCTGGCGGCGCAGACCAACGTAGCGTTTGTGCTGAACAACAGCACGATCAGCACCAAGGATGTGGTGGTTGTTAACGTAGCGGGCGGCGCGGCAGCAACAACTAGCTATAACTGTTGGGTTTCCGGCCACGCGGCTAACTCTTGCACGATTGTGCTTCGTAATATTGAACCATCAGGAAACCCGGCGCTGTCGGAAGCGGTTGTGCTCAACTTCGCCATCATTCACTGCACGTAACATGGCGAAAAAGGGCGTCTCTCTGGCTGTTGGCCGCGGGGAGAAGCTCCCTGCGAGCAAAGGCGCGGGCCTGACAGCCAAGGGCCGCGCCAAATACAACCGGGCGACGGGGGCTAACCTAAAGCCGCCCGCGCCTAATCCCAAGTCTGCGGCCGACAAGGGCCGAAAAGCGTCGTTTTGCGCCCGGATGGGCGGCGTCGTAGCCAAATCAAAGAACGCAGAGCGGGCGAAAGCCTCCATGAAGCGGTGGAAGTGCTAGAATGGCCTCAAAACCGGGTCTTTACGCCAACATTCACGCCAAGCGCGCCCGCATCGCTGCGGGGTCCGGCGAAAAGATGCGGAAAGTTGGCGCCAAAGGCGCTCCGACCGCCGCCAACTTCCGCAAATCGGCTAAAACACGGAAAAAGTGACATGCCGTTGGTAAAATCCGCGTCCAAATCCGCCTTCCGGTCCAATATCAAGGCCGAAATCAAGGCGGGCAAACCCCAGAAACAGGCCGCTGCCATCGCATATAGCGTCAAGCGCACGGCGCAGCGCAAGAAAGGCAAGTAGCATGGCCAGTATCTCTTACAACAAGGACCGCCGTCTCAAGTACCGTGACCCGGACGCCAAGGGCGACCTGGAGCAGTATGTCAACCGCAAGGAAAAGGGCGATCAGCCGCAGCGCGTCAACCGCGCGGGCAAGGGCGACCTGGAGCAGTATGTCAACCGCAAGGAAAAGGGCGATCAGCCGCAGCGCGTCAACCGCGCGGGCAAGAGCGACCTGGAGCAGTATGTCAACCGCAAGGAAAAGGGCGATCAGCCGCAGCGCGTCAACCGCGCGGGCAAGACTGATCTGCCGAAAAAGGCCGCGCCGCCCAAGCCCAAAGTAAAGCCTGTCCGCACCGCCGAAGGCGCCGCCACGCCGGTAAAGCCCAAGCCCAAGCCCTCGACGGCAGCAAAAGCTCCCGTGCCGAAGGCCCGTCCGTCCACCTTCAAGGGCAACTGGGTCGGCGCAACGCCGACGGCCATGCAGGCCCGCGCCGGCCGTCCGCAGGCACCCAAGCGGTCGCTGTTCGGGTCAAACGGCCTGTTCCGCAAGAAAGGCAAGTAACATGGCCAAGAAAAGTTCCGGTTTTATCGGCACATTTGGCGGCAACCCCAAGAGCCGTCTCAGCAACGTGCTGGCTGGCGACCGCACCGGGCGGGGAAAACCCGCGAAGATTATTAGCACTGTACATAACGCAGGCGTTTTGCAGAGCGCCCGTTTGGGAGCGCCGGTCACCCGCATGGGTGCCTACGCGCAGCGCAAGGATCTTCCGCCGGGGTCCATCGACATCCGCGGGTATTTCGGCGACGAACGCACGGGCATTCGCAAGACTGCGGGCCAAAAGATTGCGTCTGCGCTTAATGTTGGGGCTGTTGACAAGAAGGCCAAGCCCGCCGATGTGGTGCGCACCACTACCAACATGAAGACCTCGCCGGTTAAAACTACTCCCGCGCAACGAGTGGTAATGGACAAAAACCCCATGGGTCCGCGTAAAACGGCGGCAGGCAAAAATGCTTCGTTTGGGTTTGCCAGCACTAAAGACATGGGCGCTCGCGCTATGGGCGCGCTTGGCGGATTGGCGCGTGGGGCCATGTCAGGAGGGCTTAAGTCTAGCCCCGGTAGCCCCGCTCGCGCTGCGCAAGCCCGCGCCATGAACAAAAATTCAGTGGCCGGACCTAGCAAGACGGCAAGCGGCAAGAACGCATCATTTGGATTTGGCGGCGGTAAAGGCGGCAAAAAGAAGTAATGGCTGACGACGGCATCAAGGGCGCGGCACGCGCGGCTAACGGCGGGCAGGATCAGGAAGACCTGCTCGCTACCATGCGTTCGCGCTTCACGATGGCGTTGTCCGCTTACAGCGACAGCCGCGAGGACGAACTCGACGATCTTCGCTTCATGGCGGGTTCGCCCGACAACCAGTGGCAGTGGCCAGCCGACGTGCTGGCAACCCGCGGGTCGGTGCAGGGCCAGACCATCAACGCCCGCCCCTGTCTGACCATCAACAAGCTGCCGCAGCATGTCCGGCAAGTGACCAACCAGCAGCGGCAGAACCGACCGTCCGGCAAGGTCATTCCGGCCGACGACAACGCCGACGTCAAGGTGGCGGAAGTCTTTGACGGCATCATCCGCCACATCGAATACATGTCGGACGCCGACGTAGCCTACGATACTGCGTGCGATAACCAGGTCACATATGGCGAAGGTTATGTCCGTATTCTGACGGAATACACGCAAGAGGACAGTTTCGACCAGGATCTGCGCATTGGGCGAGTGCGCAACTCCTTCAGCGTCTACATGGACCCGACGATCCAAGACCCTTGTGGGTCGGACGCGCGCTGGTGCTTCATCACCGAAGACATGCTGAAGGCCGATTACGAGCGTGCCTTCCCTGACGCCCAGCCGATCAGCTCGATCATGTCCCGCGGCATTGGCGACCAGTCTCTGAGCCAGTGGCTGAACGAGAACACCATCCGCATTGCCGAATACTTCTACATCGACCACCGCAAGGCTACGTTGCATCTCTACCCCGGCAACGTCACGGCGTTTGCCGGAACGCCGCAGGACAAGCAGTTGGCGGGCATGTTTGGCAAGCCTATTCGCACCCGCACGGTGGACCGCCGCAAGGTCATGTGGATCAAGACCAATGGCTACGAGGTGCTGGACGAGCGCGAGTGGCCGGGGAAGTACATTCCCGTTGTCCGCGTTGTCGGCAACGAGTTTGAAGTCGACGGACGGCTCTTCGTGTCCGGCCTTGTGCGTAATTCCAAAGACGCGCAGCGCATGTACAACTACTGGACCAGTCAGGAAGCAGAGATGCTGGCGCTGGCCCCCAAGGCACCCTTCATCGGCTACGGCGGCCAGTTTGAAGGCTACGAGATGCAGTGGAAGACGGCCAACACGACCAACTGGCCGTACCTTGAAGTGAACCCGG